TCACTTCAGTTGCTTAACAAAACGCTTTCGGACTTCTTTAAAGCCATTAGATTCATAGAATTTATGAGCTTTCGTTCTAACTTCGCTACTCGAAAGTTCAATATGCGTACACATTTTATCTTTTGCAATAGACTCTACTTCAGTAAGAAGTCTCTGGCCAATCCGCTTCCCACGGTATGCTTCACAAAAATTGGTCACCACCATAAACTGTTCATGAAATAACCACCAAGATGCATTTTAGCTATTTGTAACTGCAATACCACAGCTATGCGGCTGATAAGCGCAAGAATCCCGAAGACGCGGCATTGCCTCCTCAGGTGTAGTCGGTGGTGCAATGCAAAATTACTGGCCGCAAAAACATTTCCTGAATTGGATTTTGATTTCACGTTTCATGATTTAAAGGCAAAGGAAATATCCGATTTAGAGGGAACGCTCGAAGAGAAGCAAGCCATTTCAGGGCATAAGAATACGGCTCAAACAGCAACATATGATAGAAAAACAAAAATCGTGCCAGTGGTAGGCGGACAGAAAAAGTGAGCTTTTATTCAGATTACCAAAATCATGTTAGGAAATGACGTTAGGAACATCTTAGGAATGAGATTTCAGGCACAAAAAAACCGCCCTTTTCAATGCATGTTTAAATGCATCATAGGATGGAGTGAATAAAGCGCCGCGATAAGCAAGAACGTATCAAACGCAAGATGTTTACTAAGCTGCGCACCACCCGTTATATCAAAAACGAATCCAACGCCGATGAAGCCGTCGTTACCCTTAGCGGTAAGGTCAATAATCTGGCGCGAGTGCATCACTACGGCTTGCGCGATAAAGTCACAAAGAACGGGCCAACAGTGAAATACGAACGCCGCCAGTTGCTAGGCTTTACTGACGGCGATAGTGAATGGATTGGGGATTTAGCATTAGAACACATCGCTAACTAGTTATTCCTGCTTAAGTTATTTATTTTTTCTCATTAAATAAAAAATCACTTTTGTCATTAGATATGACAGAATAAGAGCAAGAATAGCCATTTCGTAATAGAGCGCTATCAGAATATTCGTATTAAGAAAGTTAAAATAACTGATTGCATCGCCAAACTGATCGCTTGACAATACCAAGACTAGCACCTTTGGAATAAGGAAGGTCAAGATAACAAATAAAACGAGAAAAGTCCCAAATTTAGCCAATCGCATCATACAGCTCCTTTGTAGTATTTAAAATCCATAATTATAACGTATAGTACACGATTATTAACAATCAATGGAGTGCTAGTTAATGAATGCTTCTATTTATTTAAAAGAAAAGCTAAATACAGATAGTATGTTATCACTCTCACTAGATCGTGGGATAAAAGGAACTATGAATTCTGCCAAGGGAACAATCGAGAGTGTATACAGTGGCGTAGAGAGAGCCAGTTGGTATACATCTTGTTTCTTTGAAAAATATGCGAGTGAATGTCAGGAGATAAAGGCTGAGGATGAAAAAATAATAAAGGCAATATCAGAGATATACAAAAGATCTGATGTTATCTTTGATATGATAAAGCTTTATGTCGAGTATGTCCTTGATAAACATACGCCGCGTGAGAATGCGCAGAGTTCTGCTTATCACTCATCCCATGTGGGTGCCAATCTCGCAGTTTCAATGGCTACAAAAAAATCAATGGCTTACTCTATAGCTAAAACGGTTTCTGGGTCACTCTCTGTATCGAATATTGTTCGAGCGGAAATAAATAAAAAAGGTTTGTTTTTAATTAATGCTGCTGATTTATATGGCAAAGTTCAGGAAGCTGCAAATCATTGACCTTGGGTATTATAATTTATTACGAATCAATAATATAGAAATGCTTTATGTATATATCGATCCGGTTATTTCTAAAGCCATGGAGAAGATACGTTCGAACTCCAATTTAAGTTTTGACGAAATTGTGAATATACTTAATGGCATGGGAAGGTAATGAAAAGGATATTATATAATATATTATTTTCGACGATTCCATTTATTTTTATAGTTTTATTCGCAGTTTTCTATTTAGAATTCATTCCTAATCACTTTGGTAAGCTGACATTAGTAACAATTGTGATTGTATTTTTTGTATCATGTAAAATAATGCCTAATAAATATATCTAAAATCAAAGGATGACTGTTTACAGTCATCCTTTGATTAATTCATGTAATAAGTAGCGCTTCCTTTCTATTATCCTACCCAATACCTCTTATTTTTTCCTTTGTGCCATCCCTCACACAAAACCCATAACATGCCGCACGCGCCCGTAGACGGCACACTGGCCGCATGAATATCCTTATTGCTGGTCTTAAACGCCTGTTGGCTAACATTATCCGTATTGGTATCGTTTCCGACGTCGATCTCACCAACGGATTATGCCGGGTCAGAATAGGCAACCTTGAAACCGATTAGCTCAATTGGTTAACCCTACGCACTGGTCGGGTGCGTTTTTGGTCTGCGCCGTCAGTGGGTGAGCAAGTTATGGTGCTCAGTATCGGCGGTGAACTCACCACCGGCTTTGTGCTGTCCGCCATCTTTTCGGATGCTAATTCCGCGCCGTCACAATCGGCGGATGCTGTGGTGATCATTTTTCCTGATGGTGCTCGCTTTGAATATGAACCGGAAACCAGCCACCTGACAGTAACCGGGATCGCAACGGCAGTGATTGACGCCAGTAAATCGGTGGATGTTATCGCCCCCAATATCACCTGTACTGCCTCGGTAAAAATCACACTGTAGCGGCGTTAAAACATTACCGCGGCGCGTTAATGCGCATCAACACCAGCGCTGCGCCAGAGATTGACTGGCCGGAGTTGCCGCAATAAGGGGTGATTTTAATGGGGGAATTTTTGTCCTAATTTGGGATTAAGTCTGTGCTCAATAGAGACCCATGGAGCTAATATTGTATTCAGTGAAAACGCTATGAAACTCCTTTAATTACACCTGTAACTCGTTATTTTAACGTGGGAAAATGTTTGTCCTAAAGTGGCGTTGCCTAATTGCTCGACAGAATCTCATCGGGTTATAGTCACACCGCAGCGGTAAAATCCTTTACCGGATTTGGCAGTCCGGCATAGACCAAAGCGCATGATATAGATACGGTTACATGGTAATAAGCAAGAAATGGTGAGCTGGGTGGGGGCATTGCAAGATGCACCGGTTTCTTGGTGGCCGGTAGTTCCAACCTCGCTCAGTTCACCACCCATAGAGATGAAAATCTCAAGATGGTGAGTATCAACACCGTCAACTGAAAAAGACTAATAGCAACTCGGCGTAGTACAAGGAAGCACTGATGGCAATTGCAGAATCACTTGAACTAGAAGGCTATCTGAAAGGATACACTGAAAGCTATCAGGAAAGTCAGCGGGAGACGATACTGAAAATCGCCCGGTCTTTACTGGCCGAAGGTGTTGATCGCACTCTGGTAAAGGAAGTCACTGGCCTACGTGATGAAGACCTGACGCAATAACGCGTTAACCCCCATTCTAATGGGCGATGTTGTGTTAGACGTTGCCTTATTTCTGCCAGTTTTTCGCACCCTATTTATTCCGCTCTGTGATTGTTTTTTCTCTCTTATTCATATCGATAACTCATTATTTTAAATAGAAAAAATGTTTATCCTAAAGTGGTACGGAGTGATTGCTCACACTGATACCCATGACTATTATCGCCCGATGAAAACGACCCCTACACCCCATGATGCACTTTTTAAAAATTTCGTCACCAAACCCGAAACGGCTTATGATCTGCTGGATATTCACTTGCCACCCGCCCTGCGGAAAATCTGTGACCTGAAAACACTGCGGCTGGAGTCGGGCAGCTTTATTGAAAATGACCTGCGAGCCTACTACTCTGACGTGCTTTACTCACTAAAAATGCAGGGACAGGATGGCTATGTTTACGCGTTGATCGAGCATCAAAGTTCTCCCGACAAGCATATGGCTTTTCGCCTGATGCGCTATGCCATCGCCGCTATGCAGAGCCATCTTGATGCCGGACACGACAAACTGCCTCTGGTCATTCCCATGTTGTTCTATCATGGGATGGTCACGCCGTACCCGTATCCCATGAGCTGGTTACAAGCATTCAGTGCACCCACGCTTGCGGAGGAAGTGTATGGCGGCAACTTTCCGTTGATTGATGTGACCGTTATCCCTGATGACGAAATCATGACACATAAGCGTGTCGCCTTACTGGAGCTGTTGCAGAAACACATTCGTCAACGTGACCTGTCCGAATTATCGGATGAACTGGTCAGGTTGTTATCGAACGGTTACACTAGCAAAGATCAGCTAATCTCTGTGATACATTACATACTACAAAATGGTGACACGGCTGAGCCGGAAAGGTTTATCCGCGATCTGGCCCACCACCTGCCACAGCACGAGGAGGAACTTATGACGATTGCACAGAAATTGGAATATAAAGCCCATCAAGCAGGCCGAGTGGAAGGGGTACAAGAAATGGCCCTGAAGATTGCCAGCTCGATGCTCGCTAATGGTTATGACCGCACTGAAGTCATGAAGTTGACAGGTCTAAGCGATAAAGAACTGGCACAAATTTGCCATTAAGTTGCTAGCTAAATCCCTACTTTTAACAGGCGATGTTGCCTTAAACGTCGTCTGCTTGCGCTGTTTATTACCCCTTTCCCTTTTTCTTCCTTACTACTTGTTACCTCTTCCATCGTTTAAAGCATCACCGCGATAACTCACTATTTTTACAGAAAAAATGTTTGTCCTAAAGTGATGCTGGCTGATTGCACGGCAGAACGTCGCTGGGCTATAGTCACGCCGCAGCGGCAAAATCCGCTGTCGGGTTTGGAACCCCGTTTTCAACAGGGCGCATGACTGCCTAGTCGGTTATTATGTGCAGGCACGGCTACATCTGTAAAACAATGGTGAGCTGGGCAGGGGCATCGAAAGATGCGCCGGATTCTCTGTTGACCGGTAGTTCCAACCCTGCCCAGTTCACCACCCATAAAGAGATTGGAACCTCAAGGTGGTGAGTTTAAAAACTCATACAGAGAGGTAGTCATCATGGATTTGACGACTAAACGCCTATCATTATTTACCAGCAATATCATTGTTATTCCCACACCTGTTTCTTCATCTGCCCCTCTGCTACCGGAGGTGCGCTATGTACGATGACACCCCTGCGAAGTAGAAGAGCTTATCGACCACTGCCGTGCGCTGATTTACGCCATCGTTACCCTTGATCGTGCCGATGCTAAAGAGGTTCTTTCTCTTATTTTGTGGCAGCAAATTGATGCGTTGCACAGTACTTATCTACGGGACAGCGAGGAGCCACTCGAAGTAGTGTACGCCCTCTAACACAACAGATAGGTCACCACTGAAATAGATTTATTGACGGTGAGCCTATCCACAATAATCTTGAAGCTGTAGGAGTTGATCCGTAAATACAATGAGATATAAAGGTTACACCGCAAAAACCGGCTACAACACGAAACACTGCATAATACTAATATTCGTGATGTAGTCGGTTTTCATGCAGATAATATCGCTGATCTGCGTATCTGGTTTTTTGTGTCATCCCTCACACAACCCCATCACCTGCCCCACGCGTAATTATCCGGCATCATAGTATCCGGCATCATAGCGAATGAACGCTTAACCGGAGAAAAACGCATGTCTGCAACCGATTACCACCATGGTGTGCGCGTCATTGAGATTAGCGAAGGCACTCGCCCGATCCGCACTGTCAGTACGGGGTGGTCGGGATGGTCTGTACCTCCGATGATGCTGACGCCACCCTGTTTCCACTCAATACCCCGGTATTACTCACCGATGTGCTGGCCGCCAGCGGCAAAGCCGGTGCAACCGGCACATTGGCCCATTCACTGGATGCCATCAGCGACCAAACCAAGCCACTCACCGTAGTTGTTCGTGTGGCGCAGGGTGAAACCGAAGCTGAAACCACGTCAAACATCATTGGTGGATCCACACCGGATGGCCGCTATACCGGCATGAAAGCGCTGTTAACCACGCTCATGCCGTGATTGTCCCGGCTTATGCCGCTTCCAGCCATCACTCGCATGTTCAGGCTTATGCTTATCACAGTAGCCCGTTATATCAATAGTTAGAGCTGCGCAGCCGCTGTGCCTACAGGGCTTCTTTATTCTTGGGGGCATCATAACATCTGGTGTTAGGTGCAGTAGCTCGAACGGTCAGTGGTAGTATGACGGCAACCATGCTTACATCAGGCTCGCGGTCGCGGTATTGTGGGTGGCATGGTATTACTCAAAATAGAAAAGCCTCGGGCTATGCCGAAGCTCTGAAATACTTGCTAAGATGTCTCGATGGCTTGGTATTACTATTTCTTTTAACGAGTTTTTTGCATGCATATTGATACAAAGTATCGACTATTTCTATTCATCTATCTAACAGCAGCCTATGCTGCCGCTATCCCAGCAATCTATCTGGTACTAGATCTGATTATTGGTGGTGCTCTGGTTGATATATGGAAAGGTGAATACTCATTTTTTGAGTTTCTTACAAACAGAAAAATAACTTGTTTCAAGCTTTCTGCTGTCGGGGGCTTGATGGGACTAGCTTACTGGTTAGCTTTCTACAGAAAGTACAGATACTTCGATCCACTAGATAAATATTTCAAATGAAAAGCCACCAGCTTATAAGGCCAGTGGCTTGGATTGTTCGTTAGATGACAGCGCTCAGTATAGTATACTATACCGTTCAAGGAGTACCGCCTTTGCCACTACAACTAGAGAAGAGAACGCCTAAACGCCCTACATCAATCAACGATCTGGGATTTTGTATTATTGATGATGTGAACAGTCTTTAGCTTCCATGATGGAAAGCATTGCAGGGGCGGTAATCTGCATTATGTGGTCATGCTCAACTGCCAAGATACTCTTTTCCTTCTTCCTCTCATTCATCAGGCGACTGCCAATAGTACCTTTCAATTTTGACCGAGTTTCTTTAATAGCAAACCGATGCTGCATTTCCTCACCGATAGACATGCGGCGATTTAGTTGCTGGAGAATGGTATACTTATACAACAGAGCAAAACTGACATTGCCCAAATTAAAGCTTGGGCACCTAGGCTGCATGAGTCTATACGGCAGGCGGGTACCCTTCCTCTAAACCACGGTGTTATGAGTATCTATTTGTTACACCAGCAATCGGGATCACGCTTCACCCGCGATAGTTTTAACGCACACTGGATGAAAGCAAAAAAAGCGGCTGCTGTGAAATATCCAGAACTGGAGTTTAATTTCACGTTCCATGATCTGAAAGCAAAAGGTATCTCAGATCTAACTGGTTCGCTATATGACAAGCAGGCAATCTCAGGGCACAAAAACGCATCACAGACCGCAAGATATGATAGAAAAATTAATATTGTTCCAGTTGTGGGCGGGCAAAATGTGGCGAAGTGATATGGCGAAACAATGGTGAAAGGTGATTTTGGGCACAAAAAAACCNAAAAAAAACCCGCCGAAGCGGGTCTTGTGAAACGATAATGATTAGGCGACATCGCCGGGGTAATGGGCGTCATCATGATCGTAGAAGGTTGAACGGTATTCTTTCGCTGTTACCTCGCACGTACCGTCGCTGGCAGGGGATATATCTGCAATAATGGCATCGTATCCCACGCGCTCTGATGAGCAGAAAATCAGCCGTGGCAGTTCGATGCTCGGGTCGCCCATAATCCATTCGTCGGGTGAAATCCCGCTGCTGGCAGGTAACGAAAGGGTATAATCATCAATTGGTAAAGGGGTGAGCAATGTGGTTGCTGATCCGTCCTGAAGCCGAATCAAGCAACGCGGATGAGTAAAACGCCAGTCGAGAGGTTCACTGACGCTGATTATTACCTTGCCGCTCATCACTGAAACGCCGGTAATGAGACAGCTTATCGTTTTGCTGCCAGGGATATCATCGGTCAACACCAGCCGGTCACCGTAGTTGTAGCACAGTGCATCCATCTCCGTGCTTGTCGAAAATGTCAGCCGTTGCTGTCGATATTTCATCAGCCGGCGCATGCCAATCCGATAGGCTCTGTCCTCGCTGATAACACCACTCAGCTCATAATTTTCAACTTTGGTCGGTGTGGAGTTGTCAGGAGTTCGGCACTGTACCGTTTCTTCGGTCCAGCTTGTGCCGTTGACGTAGGTCACGTCCACGCCGTCAAAATCATCCCGTGACGGAGCTGAAAAGGCCACCTGAAGGGGTTCGGTGGTTTCCTGTGAGCTGATAATGCCGGTCCAGTTCTTCACCCCCTCTCGGCCAACGGAGGCCAGTCCTTCAGACAGCAAAAAGTAACTCATACCCGCATTGGTGATTTTTTGCAGAACATCCAATGCAGACGCATTGTCATCGTTGGTAGCGAAATCGAATGTCTCCCCTCGAGGTGTCCAGTAATTGTTCTCCAGCGCGTTGATGGTGCTCACGTCTATCTGTTCCGCCGACATACCCAAACTGGTCAGGACATGCATGATCGCGCCGCTCATTGTACGCGAGGCATACCCGTCATAGATCCGAGTCGCTACCAGATTAACGCGTCTATCCGACTGTGAAGCCAGTCGGTTACCGGTACGGATAGTCAGAGCAAGTGTCGTCACATTGGCATATCGTGCGGGTGACTTGCTTACCCTTGGAAACTTTTGAACTACTGCGACTTATTGCCCGCCCAGCAACACGGTTCACGGCTTGCGCGGTAGCCCGTGGTACCGCCGTTTTACTGAGCGCGGCAAGATTACTGATCAACTGATCCAAACCTTGAACTGTCATGACATCTCCCGTTACTCCAACCAGATTTGGGGTTTACCATTAAAAGACTGATGGCGGGTAACGATGTAGGATTGACCATCCAAAACTACCTGGTCATTACGATGTGGCACATAGTCAGCGGAGAAAATAACCAATGAAATGCCATCGCCAGTCATGGGACCCATTTCAGAAATTAGATGACTTTCTACGGAGACAAATTCCACATCGTTAATCAGTACCGGCCCCCCCATTCGCGCCACGGTCACCCGGTCCATTCGGGATGTTAGGCGGTCAAAGACGTTAGCCATTGATTTTGACCGCAACAAACGAACTGCCAGCAGGTGCGGCATCCCATGCGCGCCCTGCGGCGACAGCACCCGTCGCACTTAACTGAATCTTGCCGTCTTTTAGTGCCACTTTTTTGCCTGCGGCTATGTCATCAGTTTCCAGCTTGGGCAATAAAAACACCCCAGCAGCAAAACCATCAGCGACAGAACTGGGGAGGATATCCGTGATGGCCACTGCGATTAAATCGCCAACGACCACCGGATCACCGCTTAAAATAGCTGTATCCCCACTATTAGTGATCGAAATGGTCATGCCTTCCTGAACATAATTCTTAGCCATTGTTGTTATCTCCACGGCCCCGAAGGGCCGAATTTCAGGTATAAAAAAAGCCCGTCAGGGCCGAGGAAGTAAAGTACGGGGATTACTCTCCGCTGGATTTCACCAAGCCACGATGATCAACAGGAGCGACACCCGCATCAATACGCACTTTGGTTGTCACGCCGTCTGAGGTGAAACCTTCTTGCTGATCAATGTAAGGCGTATCCATTCCAGACAGATAGGCAACCTCAATCGTATCTGTTCCCTGTGCCGCTGCGAGATACCAAGCCTTGGTGCTGGCATCATCAAGACGAGGCTCGGCAATGACGGTGGCAAAATCTTTAACTGGGTTGATGATACCCGCATTAATGTCTGCACCCTTGACACTGGATGAGCGAATGACCTGGTTAGTCGTAGATTCCAGGCTGGTTGGAACAAGAATAAAGGCCGGGCGAATATTCAGGTGACGCTCGCCTTCTTTTTGCGTACGCATCATTTGACGGGCTTTATCAAGATTGGCCACGTCAATCCCGCCGCTCGTAAGGTTGCCATGCTTATTATCAAACAGAGGGGTGTTATCGGTTGTCATCTTAGGATTGGTCGTCAAAATAAGGTAAACCAGATCCGCAATGGTGGCCTTCGCCGCCCGCCCCAACTTCATTGGAATATCGGTCAGCATGTTCAAGTCATCATTAATAATAGCCTGACGGGTGATGGAGAATAATTCACCGTAAGTCGCCAGCGCGATGGTGGCCTGTTTGTCGCCGATGGTCACATACTTATATTCCGCACCCTCACGAACCTTGCGCAGCGATTGAAAACCGCCCATACCAACACGGTGTGCAGTTTTAAAATCAGACAGTTGCCCTTTGCGTGTCCATTCTTCGAACGTTTCCGGCGCTTCTTCCCAGCCTTGCAGGATGGATTTATTACTCACGTCGATCAGAATATTACCGAAATCTGAGGTGCTGTGAGTAAAGGCCATTCCCACCATTTGCATAGGGTTGTAGGAGGCCACACCAATACCCCGCTCGGTCAGAGACATACGCGCCAATTCACGTAGCGTCATGCTGTTATAAGCGTTGTCTTTCTGGCGTTCTTCATAGCCTGCACGGACCATCAACGCCTGACGAATACCATCGCCAGTGAAGTTACCGTTCCCGGCATAGATGTGCTGACCCGCAGGTGGGGTTTTATTCGATGGCGTGGCATCTTTCCCCATCAATGCCAGCAACTTTTCTCGGGACTGTTCCAGAGTGCAATCAATATCTTCGACACACGCGGATTGCAGTTCCTGATAGCGCCCACCGAACATAGCAAACAGATCTTTAATACCGCTGATCCGCTGTTTTTGTGCCTCACGCTCCTGAGCACGAATGGCGTTGTCATCCAGAGATGCTGCGGGTGCTGCCGGCTGAGTGGGCGCGACAGGCTGTATCGCGGTCGCTTTGGGTTTGAGAATCATATTTTTCAGAGAGGCTGGCATAGAATCGAATTCCTCGATACGTTTTGAATTGATGCGGGCCATGGCCTGCATCGACGGGAGTAGTTGATCGGCAAAACCGTGCTCAACACATTCCTGTGCCGTCAGCCAGGTTTCTTCACCGAGCATGACAGCCAGTTCTTCCGGGGTTTTACCGGTCTTTTTGGCATAAGAGGGAATAAGAACCCCCTCCACCTTATCGAGCAGATCGGCATAGTCGCGCATATCATTGGCATCACCACCGGTAATGCCCCAAGGCTTGTGGATCATTATGCAACGGTATGAAAATAACTAACTGGATTAGAAGGTTTTTTGTTAATCTAGCGTAGTCAAATACTTGCTCTGCAATACACAATGCAATACACAGAGATAAAGCGTAAAACACTGAGGAACTCTTAACTATCGAAAGAAATAGATTTAGACATGAATTAATAGGCACATTATTTTTTAACATTTTAGCATGGTGAGAAACATTAATATGGATATACAAGAAAAAATAGCCGCATCGACAAATATATTAATCGCAATTGCCAATCTTAGCATGGCATTAACTGCCATATATGCAGCATATAAAGCAAGGAACTATTTCAAATCAAAAACACAGGACGCAATATTCAACGAATCATCCAAATTGATTCTTTGCCTTGATTTAATTCGAGAAAAAAAATATTCATTTAACCTTTTTTTTCCTTTTAAGTTAATTGAGGAAGATTCAAAACTTTGGTCTGATAATGATGACTTTAAGGAAAGAGTTGGCGGCTATTTACATTTCAGCATCAAGCTCACAGATGACATCAAAACAACATATAATGAAATAAAAAAAAGAGAGTCTCTTATACATTTAAATGGCGGAACTCTAAATAAAAAAACCTCCAGCAAGCTCGATGAAACTTTAGAATTATTATTTTTAGCGCAGAAAAACATAGGAGACTACAATTTCTTAACATCCACATTGTTCGATATCAAGGATGATATAACTCATATTAGTCAATATATGTTCCATGACTTTAGTGATAGCTCTTTTGAAGAGCGTCTTTCATTAATATACCCTCTTTTAACTCAAAACAAAAAAATCACAATGGATTTATTTAATCGTCTATTTGAAAAAATAGATGAATTAAAAATGATATATTCAAAAGGAAAATTTATTCGTTAGAATGATATCATATTCATATACTACGGCATGAACTGATACTAGTCAGTTAAGTTGTTGTTTAAAAAGGCACTCTCCTTAATTGGTTAGTGCCTTTTTTATTGAAATGACTACACCATAGACTACACCATGGTCTGAACGGTATTACCCACCAATGAACAGATGCAAACAAAAAAGACCGCCGTAGCGATCTTCTTATTAGCTAATGTGACTGGCCGTAATCTGATACCCATTCCAGTATGCAGATCTGCCACTAACGGTTACCTTCTGCCCTAACTGGCAAAGCATTAACTCCAGCGCCAACATATCAAAGGCAATAACCCGCAACGGGTAATCACTGCGTTTATCGCTCGATGCGAGAATTGTCGCTACAGCCATCACTTTCCCTGTGTGGCTCTGTATCCGCCTAGGGGATTTGATTATCTTTCCTGCCACTGCGTTCATGGTTAAACCCCGTCATGACACATGAGATTTACTTGTCACCTAAACCGGCAAAATAGCCACCGGCTGGAACAACATACAGGTTAGGTAACAGAATAAGCAGGTTCAACTTATTGAATAATATGTGATTCACGCTGACATGCTGGCAATATACGTCTTTTAATCAGCTTGAATCATCAGCAACTTAATTAGTCCATGCTATCTTAGCCACTTCATGAAGCCCATATAACCGGTTACCACGCCACTCACTCAAGTGATTAACTTTATGTTTTTTAATCCTTTTCGTAAGGGTTTCCCGGTCAACATGCAATACGCTGGACAACTCACTAATACTCATTTGCAGGGTTTTATAGATCCCCGACCTGACACAGCCATGAACTATAACATCAGCACCTACACCACATTTATTCATATATTCAACCATTTAGACCTGCTGGTGATGGACGATCAAAATCCAAAAACTAGCCGTTTTCCACGAGTCCCACTCCCCGTGGTAGGCACCCCCTCCGGGAGTACCTTTCATAATCGTTCTCATTTGAGGGGATATCACGCTGGCCCACTCGATTTCACCAAACCGCGATAGTCCAGAGCGGCAACACCAGCGTCAATGCGCACCTTCCACGCCACACCATCCACTGTGAAGCCTTGTTGCTCTTCAAGGTAAGGTGTATCCATACCATCCAGATATGCCACCTCAATTGTGTCTGAGCCTTTGGCTGATGCCACATACCAAGCTTTAGTACTCGCTTTATCCAGACGAGGTTCAACAATGATTTCGCCCATATTTTGCACTGTGTTGGTAATACCGGCGTTCTGGTTGGGGCTTAAGTCATTACCTTTCTTTTTCGTTGTCATACTTACCCCCTGATGTTTATCCAGTATTGGTGCAAGAATCATACGATCAATAATTTTTATCGTAAAGATAGATTTTTATAATCGTAATTGTACAGGGACAAAAAAACCGAGTTTCCCCGGCCTGATGTGATGGCATGTTAACTCTACTTCTCTACGTGGTCTTTTATCTGAAACAGCCAGTAACTCAACGTTGATGAGGTATCGCAGATATGAAAGTTCATATCACCGCTTGGTTTTGATCCCCGCCTGATTTTATCAATTGAGCTTAGGTATACATCGTTTATGGCTGGTTCTATAAAGCAACGTTCAAACTCTGATAACTGACCGCGTGAATGCTGCTTCTGAATTTTCTTTCGCTCTTCTTGCACGTGGTCTTTTAACTCAGTAACCAAATCAGTGATAACAGGGTCCGGTCGAAAACGGGGGTATTGCTCTGCAAGTGCGGCCTCAATAACGTCCAATTTTTCCTTAATTTGCATAAGTCTTTGCATGACACTTTCCTCAATAATCCAGATAAAAAATAAATTATGCTTTTAGGTCTCCACCTCTCCACCCAAGCAGATTTCACTATATAAATCATAATATTAATGGGTGGTGACTACTGTTTCAGGTCTCCGTAAGTCACCACTCTAGGCCTCCACCTTTTTAGAAATGGGTGGAGAGGTGGAGACTAGGTGGAGACTCTATTTAAAGGTCTCCACCCATTAACTACATGTTTTATAATGTATATTATACTGAGTGGAGACGGGTGGAGACTTATTCAATAACTTTTACTCTGTACCCCCTGTTGCAGCCGGTAGCCACTCATCGGCATCATCAGCCAGGCTGATGTTGGAGCGCATATTTCCTTTGGTGCTTTTCTTCCTGATGTACTCTTTTCCATACTCAGCAATTGAACCCGGCATATCAGTAGCGAACCGGTTAAGCGAGATCGGTTTGCTCAATCCATTACTCTGCATATAGGCAAGGTAGGCGTGGTACAGGTACTTACGTGGGCTGAACGGTATAATGCTGGCATTGCCGATAAACAAGCCGTCACACTGCACCGATGCCATCAGGTAGCCGCAGAAGTCCACCAGCGAATCACCTTCACGCTTAATAGCCAGTGCCTCTTCTGATTTCTGCTGCTCGAACAAAAGCCGTTTAGCTTCTCCCTGATCGGCAAAGCGTGTCAGTAAGTGGCGAATGATAACCGGCAGCTCTGCCTCTATCTTTTCTGACAACATCGGATCACGCTCATTCTCTGGCACCACCTGCGAGAAATTGAAAATAACCCGACGTCGGGATATACCGCCGCTTCGGTCGCTAAATGACATGGCGTTGTTGTTCACTGCCAAAATAACAGCCGGGATCCGTGTCGAGTAAGGCGCTTTGTGTTTCGGGTCTATCGCGACCTTATCCCCACCGGTGATAGCTTTAATCCCTGCCCCGTCACCGGCATAGCGCGACATATCAGGCATGATGATCAGAGAGTACCCCACTATCAGCGCCCTTTCCCTTGGCTCCTCGAGTGCCTTCATACTGGCCGATACGGTGTTGGCTTTCCCTGCCAGCATGGTGCAGATCTCCGCCAGTACACTTTTACCACTACCACCAGCACCGGTTATCTCAAGAAATAGCTGCCAGTCATACCGGTTCGCCATCACCATATACAACGCGGCCAACACTCGATCAGCTTTCCGTGCATTACCGGCCGTTGACCAGTTAAGCCACTTCCAGAACGCGGGAGAGTGGGTGGCCAGTGATTCCCCTTCCTCTGCCTGGATAAACTCCACATCACTGGCGATCAATAACCAGTCCTCTTGCCGGTGTTCTCTGAATACCCCCTCTCGGGTATCAAATACACCATTGCTAAAGCCAATCAGATTACGTGCAGTGGTACCCATTATTGGCAGGCTCAATTTCATGGTATCAACGGCGTTCTTCATAGCCGGCATAGAGTAAGGAACCCTTGACTCCATAAAGATAGCCGCCATTTCTCGCGACAGCGCCTTATCTGAAACAGGTTGCCAGATTATGCCGTTGTAATGATGTACAGCGTCCGAATCACCATGTACGGCTAAATCACCGTCATAACGGGCCAAAAGTACCTCACCGCGCTGGCTTGGCCCCATTTGGTTAAGTGCCGGGATTACAGCGGGTTCATCAGCGGGAACAACATTAAACAGGGAATTAATACGATCGGCATTAGCTAACACCGCCACCAGATCAGGACGGCTGATAAACTCCAGTACCACCGCTTCGCGTTTCTCCCGGGCGTATTCCGGTGATTTGGCTGAATGGAAACCATTGTCGGCTAACCACTCCGGCGTAACTGTCCCAATAGCGAAAGAACCCAGTCTTACTGCCAGACAATTGAGCGGTGTTCCCGTTGTGGTTTGCAATATGGCCTTTGCTACCACCGCTTTCTCAATCGGGCGACCATTAACCCAACGATAGACGCAGGAAAACAATTCATTGGGCCATTGGTTAACACTAACCTTCTGTGGTTTACTCATAGCTGCGGCCTCGCTGACATGGTGAACTTGCCGATCAGCGGGTGATGCCAGTATTTGCTACCGTATTTACGCTTGGCACCCTTGATAACGATTAGAGCCGCCTCACGAAATTTAGCCTCATGCACTGCGTGACCATTGCCATGACGAACTATCATCACACCACAATTTCTCGCCAGTTCTTCCGCTTTGCTGGTAGATAGCCCCATTTCAGCCGCCAGAGTAGTTAGTGGTGCCATTCCTTCCGGCACTGAGCCTTTGCGTTGCATAGCCGCTAAAGCCAGCTCAATGGCTGCAACACGCTTTTCCAGCTCGTTAAATTTCAGTTGGCTGATCATGATATGCCCTCCACTTTGCTAAGATCCCCACGAAGATAAGCAGCTTTGATCTCCCTGACACGAACAAGCGCCTTATCCAATAATTCAAACGCCAGTTCATCATCACTACTATCGAGTATCCATAACTCAGCTGTAGCCGCCAGAAGGGTTTCAACGTGGCGTAGTTCGCCCTCTATGCTGAGATTTTTGGCATTAAACATGGTTAGCCCCTCCCACTAAAGTGAATTCAGCAGTGAAGCGCACCAGTAGCACAGTGCAAGGGGCCGGATATCCGTCACGACTGAATGTGATACGGTTAAAAGCAACAGTTTGTACAGTAACGGGGAGGCCGTAGCTGTCTTTGTAGCGGTCATTAGGCAGCGGTTCGCGCATAGGTCACCCCCTCGATATTCTTCGCCGCTGTTGCTGCATGTTGTTGCGCAAACTCAAGGAGGTCATAACCAATCCCTTCACTTTCGGGATCACATATCAGCATTCGGGCAACTTCCAACATACGAGAGAGGTTAAGCAGTACATCTGACACTTCACAGGGGGCTAACTTATCCATGGCTTACCTCCTCGCCAGAAAGGTTGATCAAGTACTCAGTTACTGAGTCGGCATACTCGGAAGACATTTCAAGCAGTAATTCAACTTCATGGCCCGGAAGCTCTACCCAAGAATGGCGAAGTGCACGAATGACCGCGCTTGCTCTCTGTGCCTCCTGAAGGGTTACCATAACCACCGTCATTTCTGATTTACGCATGGCACACCTCACTAACTGGCAGGCGAGCAGCAAGGGAAAGGATGAAGTGAGCAGACAGAACCTGACGGGCTTCCTTCTCAGTAAAAGCCTCGACCGATAAGCGACAGGGTGCAACATTGCGATCTGAACGATGCAGGGCCAGAAAACGATACTGAAATTTAGGGCGAGTTTGGATAGACTGCATATCAGCCATAACTGTTACCTCTATTAACGGTTTGTGGTTAGAGGCCCGGTTAGTGTTGCTGCACTATCGGGCTTCGTTGCTATCGGTGCGAGATACACTCAAAACCATAGTGAGATACACGATAAGCGCACATGAAGTACACGTCAACACATTGTGTACCTCCATTTTTGATGTATAGTGAAATACAGTTTACTCCTACAGGAATACATTAATGGCAGAACGCAAAAACGCTAAGTCGCAGATGACTACCGTCCGCATCCCACATGAAGTAATGGAGGCAATGGAAGCGATTAAGCATGACGGCGAAAGCAACGCTGGGTTTATCGTTACCGCCATGCGCGGAGAGATTGCTCGACGGCATATGGACGGAACAACCGAGGATGCGATTGTTTCAGCAATTAAAACGATCGCCAATATTCGAAAAATTGCAGCCAACGCCCGCAATGATCTGGATAATCTCATTAATATGGCTGATAAAGAAATTGGCTAATAGCTTTTTTTCAATCAATACCAAGAGTCACTTGAATAATATCACTTATAGTTACACAGCTTCCAAAACACGAGGTTTTTAACATGGAATCAACAACTGTTGGAATATTAGTAAATTTAGTTATTGCCGCAGGAACCTGTGGTGCGGTCGCTATAGCCTATTTGACTAATAAAAGATCTTCTTTCGAAAATACATTTAACCTTCTTCTCTCGCAACATAACACCGCTTTACTTAATTTAAAAAAAGATGAAAAATACCCTGATAAATTTAAACATATATTCAAAGGTTCACCAGAGCTTATCAAGTTAAATGAAAGGATGCATGAATTAGATGATTACTTTAGTAGCTACTTTAGAATCCTGTATCATTTGATGAAGCATATTCATACTACAAATGCTTTCTTGCGCAATATTAATTGTGAGAAAAAGAAATATACCAGTATGGTTAGAGCACACTTGGATAGCCAAACAACTCTCTTACTTGCAATTAATTGCAGCCATGCTGATGATAAGAATCAATATGCTCTCTATAAAAAAATGATTGAAGAATATTCTATGCTCGAGCATTTAATACTCAGCAAGGAAAACTTATTGAAATACATTGAAGTTGCATCGGATGAACCACAGAATAATTATGAAATAATTAGCATGATTGAAAATGGAGATCTGGATAAAGTATTAATCGATATAGTGACAACATATGCGTCAACTGCATTTGGTACTAACGAAAGCATACAAAAATTCAAAGAATAAACCACCGTACAATAGTCCATTAGAAAATGGCTATTGTACGCCGTTATATCTTATTAGGTAGTCCATTTACCTTTTATCCAAGTTTGCACCTCAGAAAGTCGATAAGCAACTGCTGACGGCCCGATTTTGATGCGCTTTGGAAATTTGCCTTCCTGTTCCATGCGCCAGCGTGTTGAGTTAGATAGCGTGGTCATAGCCCGGCACTCAGGTTCGCGAATCATTCGGTCAAGTTCCGGCATAAACTGGAGATCTTCTTTTTTCACTACGGATAGCATAGCCATATTAGGCGCTCCTTTTCTTAATCACTTTGATTGTATTTTCTTCACCCACCAGCCCATCAAGGTAATCAACCCATCGGTCCAGCGCTTCTTGTTTTTGTGGGATATATTTACTTCGGTTATAAATTCCGGCAACGCCTCTTATGGTGTGTCCAAGCAGTTGCTCTACTACAAAAAAATCAATTCCCATATCGTTGAGACTTGTTGAAATCGTTCGTCTCAAGTCGTGTAATGACCAGCGTTTCTGATGCTTTAAAGAAACAAAGTTAGTACATCCCATCACGCTGACCGTTGAATCAGATTTGAATTCGCCGAGTATGTAATTTCGCCTTTTTGTCTCTTCATGCAGGTTTATGAGCCACTGACGCATCTTTTGAGGTACAGGGCGAACAATCTCCTCACCGTTTTTACTATGCTCTCTAGGCACAGTCCAAAGCCATTTCTCGAAGTCCCATTCATCCCATGTGGATAGGCGTGCCTCACTGAGCCTGCAGCCGAAAACAAGACACAAGATACTGATCCTCTTTTTGTAATTCATTACACGGGTTTTCCCTTTGCCATGAAAGTAAACGCCCCACAGATCGGCAACGTAACTTTCTTCAAGCAACCGCTCTCTCTTATTCTGATATTTACCAATATCACTAGGACTCAAGTCATCCAGCACATTACATCGCACATATTGACGTACCCGGCAGTATTTGAAGATTTGCTTTAACTCAATCAGCATCGCGGCAGACTGAACCGGTGCTATTTTCTTTACGCGATCAAAGCATTTTATCCAGTCAGAGAGAGCGCATTTTTCGACAGGAAAGCCACCGATGTAGGGAAAGATGTATCTCTCATAACGGCGATAGAGCCGCACCGTCTCCTTGCGTTTCTCACTGGCATAGTTATCAAACCAGTAATCGATAGCGTTCTTTACGGTGACAGGCGTGAACAGGCTCTCTTTGGTGAGTTTGTTCTCTATCCGTGGATCAAGTCCTTGGGATAGCCATGCCCGGCACTCGTCCCTTTTCTCCCTGGCCTGTTTGAGTGTCATGTCTGGATATCTGCCTAACGTCATCCAGACGGGGGCGCTTTGTCGGCCTGAATGCCTAAAGAAAAACACAAAGCTTACGGCTCCATTCGTGCTGACTCTGACAGACAGGCCGCGACCATCAGCCACCATCTTTTGACGCTGCTGCGGTTTACCCTCTAAGGATTTTAGCGCCTTGTCGCTTAACTTGTTCTCGCCAGCCATAACACCTCATTCTGCAATACACATTGCAATACACATTCATCCGCAACGCCCAGAAAACGTAGAAAAGCAATGCAAACAACATTCTTCCCTTCTTCATAATTAACAATGAGTTAATGAATAAAGCTGGTTCTCCATGCGTACCCATGAGGTAGTGTGATGGATAATGGATCATCATCATCGCGTTTTCCGGCATAATGACGGGGTTGCCGACCATCGCAATCACCGAGGCCATAGAGGCGGCAAGGCCGTCGATATAAACCGTTTTACTGGCGGGATGAGTATTCAGTAGGTTGTAAATGGCAATACCTTCAAACACATCACCGCCCGGAGAGTGGATGCGCAGGTTAATATGGTCGATATCACCCAACGCTTTCAGGCTGCTGGCAAACTGGCGGGCGGTTACACCCCAGTAACCGATCTCCTCATAGATATAAATATCTGCGCTTTTTTCCCCACTGGCTTTCATGCGGAACCAGCTTTTATCTCCGCCAGACGCCTGCGGTGCCTTAATCAGTTTCTTTCTGCTGCTCTTGCCCACGGGCATCTCCTTTATCGTTAGCCGGATCAGTATCAAAGGTAAGTTCCAGCTCGGTATTTTCGTCAATTTCCGCCTTACGACGGCGTTTTACATCCCCCGGATTAGCACCGCGAGCGCGGATCCAGTCAGCTTCTGTGGCCGCACCACCCCGAATCAACACGCGCCATGAATTTGCCTCTTTTAACGGGTCAATCCACGGCATAACGGGGCCGCTGTATACCGCATTCAGCAATGTATTTTGGTCAATATCGGGTGGGACGGTGATAATGCCAGCGGCAATAGCCTGTTTCAGCCAGTTGCGGTACATGGGACGGGTGACCGCTGCAATAAAGGTATCCTGCAAGATGCTGTAGCCCTCGAAAGATTCCACCAGCTCCTGTCGCTGAGCGCTGTATGTAGGGCCGCAATAATCATGGATGCCGCAGGCTTATACATCGTTATCCCGGCGATAAAGCTGCCGATAGCTAGGATCATTCGGGAACGAATGCCATATTCTGAGGCGGATGCAACAAACAGGATTGCGCCGGCAAAGGCACCTAACACAACGTCAGCCGGTAACCCAGCGAAAAACGTCATGACTGCAATACCCGTTACTGCCCCGCCCGCCACCGCCGCCGTGGTAGTAGTCACAGGTTCTGCCATATTTGCTCCTTTGTTCGCTCAGCGAACGCCGGGCGGTATAAGTAAAAGGCCACGTATTAGCGCGGAGGCCCGACATTGATAAATTGAAGAATTTAGCCCACCAGTGCAGCCACTCATCTGTTAATAGTGTGTGTGGAGTTGATTGGGTGACTGGTGGGCTAAAACTGAAAAGGCTCACTGAAGTGAGATTTGTGAAATATTTACCAATACTGCTAGATTTACTCTAAAATCGCCATATTAGGCAAAAACTCGACTTTGTAAGTGGGTGTCATGATTGTTTTTAGATATGCCTTTGCTGCAATCTACATCTTCCTTGGAGTCTTTTTCTCATCATTTGTCGGTGCTTATGTTACTTATGCCCTTAGGGAATGGTCACTTGATGCGTTTACTCTGGAATCCACCAAATATATAGCGAAACAATGTGCTATCTATGGCTTATGCACTGTTTTTAGTATTGCCGTAGTGTTGCCCTCTATGTTTCTCATAAAGCATTACATCTGGCCAATGCTTAAATATGTCTGCCTAAAAATTCGATATATCTTCCACGGTTCTTAGCTGTCTCATGGTTATGCTATATCAGGTACGTTCACTTACTTGATTTCACTACATTAGAGTGTTGATTAAGTGATTGGTGGCGAGCTAATACAGAAAAGGCCACCGTAGTGAGCCTTAAAGCACGTACGTTAACGTTTTCATACCGTTAATATAATTTGAAGCCGGTTACGGTTCCGGCGTCAACACCTACCAATGTGCTGACCGCATACCTTAAATGTACTTCTGTGGTGGTGGGGAATTCGCCGACGTCGTTTCACTGGTGTTCCACTTGTATCCCCACACATCGGTGCCTGCATTCACCACATTCGGCTGAGCACCACCATTGCTGCAACAATGTCCTGAATAGATTGGGATATGAACCCGTTATTCAGTGATGTTCAGGCGAATGTAGATATATTATTTTAAAGCTGTAAAAATATGAGATTCGAAAAGCTTAATCTGCTTTTCTACATCATCTTTACTTAGAGTCAAATCCCCCACAGCGCTATAGACGTTAATTTGCTTAAGACAAGAATCGACTTCACTTTGTGTATTATCATTTGCCAATAACATTCTTATCTGGCTAGATATTTTGTTCATTTTATATGGATAAGAAGAAATCTCTTCGTAAATAAACTTATAGTCAGAGCTACTATCGTCCAAATGCAGTCGTTTTACCTGTAACTCCATTAAATTAAAGATAAGGCCTACATATTCAGAAGAACACTCCCTTAACTCTATATTCCAATTTGCAGATTTTGCTATCCTTTCCTGACTCTTAATTGTTTTTTTAATTCCATACAAGGAAATAAAAACAGATACAACAACCGCGATGCTTGTTATAAGGCTACCTAAAAGTGCTTCCCATGCAATATCAGATTTTATATTAATAGTTAGCTCGTTTGCCGATGTAGATAAAAAACCCAGCGACTCTAGTAGGAACATATAGTCATCATCCAAATAAGGTATTGAATGATGTTAACAAAAACCCCGCTTGAAGCGAGGTTTATTTGACTAGATAAGCGCTACTGCACAACCAACCCTTATCACACTAATGCAGTTTTTGCGGCCGCACCAACACTTTTATCATAAATCTCTGACTTCATTGTTGCTGGGTCCATTTCTAGGCAAGCGTCTATCATCGACAGGCAACCATCAACAAACCCTTCAGCCATCTGCATGCTCACCCTGACGGCTCTTTCATCCCGTTTCTGCTGCCGAGCAATGGCGCGTTTTGACTGATTCAACACATAATGCCGTATAATCAGTTCGTACTCATCAGGTCGATATTGATTTAGTCGGGCAACACAACCATCAACAATTAGACCATCATCATCACAGCATGATTGTTGAGTACCAGAGGTGTCGGGTATTAATCCCTTAAACCCTGCTGCAATAGAAGAGTAATCGAGTCCTGAAGAATACCTGGCCCATACTCCCCAGCGCTCAAGAACAAGTTGAATATTACGCATCGAGTGGTTCATAGCTTACCTTCCTTTCTCAATATATTCTGTGTGCGCATAACGCCCTCTGCGTGATATAGGCGTGCCGTGTCGCTATCAATTAACCTTGTGCGCCGGTCGCATTCGTCATGGCATGCACTACATCCCCATGCGGCCTGTTCATCAGAGGGTTTAATCCCGGTACCGCAGGTTCCTGCCAGTCGATAATGAGTGAGAACCACCGTTTCAGGGTTGCCATTGCACACCCCAGGAATACGGATCTGGCACTCACGGCCCCTTGCCTCTTTGCGTAAATTAGCCATGATTGCCCCTAAGCCGCATAACTCATTAATTGACTGGCGGCGTTCTCCGCCTCGGATGGGTGACTGAATGATTTACTGAGGATAAAAGTCCAGAGAACATTCAGTGTTGATTTGTATAAATCGTTGAATTCCAGCTCGTCCATTTTTGCGAATGAAATAGAGCGAGGTTCACGCAACGTTGAGCCGTCCGGTAATTCGAACAGGTCATAATGGCCGGATTCGACAGTTACCCAACGGCGGAAATCAAAAAGAGCCTCACTGACGCCATTAAGAAAGCATTATCTATGCTGGGCTTTAGCGCCGACGTATGGCTCGGCATGCACGATAACCCCGAGTATAAAGCAGAAAATGACATTGAGTTTGCTATCAAGAACGCCAGTGAAAAAGCTGGTGACTCAGTTCGTCTGCGCAAAGAACTGGATGAGAAGTTAACCAAAGTAGGCAATACCATTACGAGCGCCGTCACCACCAACGAAGTGAACAAGGTTTATAGCACGATTACGCGTGAAGTTGATGTACACCGCAAAGATGCCGAAGCCAAAGCCGATCACGAACACGCCAATTATCTCAAAACCCGCTTGCTTGCGTTACACCGCTTAACTGAAAAACGGGTTACTGAACTGAGCGCACAGGAGCCGACATTATGAGCAATACAGCAATCGCATTAGCCGCAGACCTTTTCAAACTGCAACAGTTGGTTGAGTCCTCAGAGGAACTCACGCCAGAAATGATCGCCGATACTCTTGAGGGGTTAGAGGGTGCCCTGGGGGATAAGCTGGATGCAACCTACGTCTTTGTTCGCAACCTTGAGGGGCAAGCAAAGACCTGTGATGAAGAAGCTAAACGACTAGCCGACCGTAAGCGATCATTCGAGAACCGAGCAAAGTCGATCAAGCAGTATGTGCTTAGCTGTTTACTGGCTGCTGATATGAACACATTGAAAACGCCGTATAACACATTCACCGCTCGTAAAGGTGTAGCCAGTGTGGTTATCGATAACGAGGATTTGTTGCCAAGTGAGCTTGTAACAGTGCAAACCATCGTAGCGCCCGATAAAAAGGCCATCAAAGAGGCCATAGAAAACGGCGTTGATGTAAAAGGGGCACGTATTGAGATAGGTAGCCGTAGTCTGCAAGTTCGCTAATTTCATTCAGCCCCAGACCAACGGGGTATTATTGAGGCAAGACCAATGCTAAGAAAGACACAAAAGCGGCACGAGCTGGCCTATATAACACTTCCAGATGGGCGAACGGGAACAATCCACACCGATCGCCGCTGTGATGTTCACTACGATTTTCCAACTGATGTGCGCATTAGTAGCATTCCCCCACAGGGAGCGCCTGAAAAGTTGATTTTACTTAATCAGAAATAATCAACCTGCCCCGCTAGCATGATGGTAAACCAACACCAGGGAAAACCATCATGCAGCCATGGCAACCGGGCAAGCGCCTATTAACCGACTTCGATATTAAGATCGGCAAGCTATCAGCCAGTGTACGCAAGCAACAACTCACCGACCAAAATATACAGCGGGCCTGTTCTGAAACCGACAGAGCAATAGGCCGAATGATACAGGGGCAAGACCATGAGAAACGATCACGACATAATCACGAAAGAGGAGATGATTGAGCTGACCGGGTATCATATCCCTTCAAAGCAATGTGAAGCACTTAAAAATGCTGGGATATTTTTTATAATCCGTAGAGATGGCCGCCCGCAAACTACATGGGGCCATTTTCAAGATCCCCTATCTCTTCGTCATACACCCAAGGCTGCGACTGAAATATCTGTTGAGCCTAACTTCGGAGCATTAGATTAATGGGGAGAAAACGCAGTAACCCACAAGACAACTGGATGCCTCCACGAACATGCAGGGGGCGTTCTGCATTTGAATTTAAGCCTAAGCTCGGGGGAACGATAAGGCTCTGTGGATTCGATGCCAGTCCGGCCCAAGTATGGGCAGCGTATGAGGCGTTAATAAATGATAAACAGAATGAAAATGTCTTTAATTGGCTTGTTAGTCGATTCTTTCTATCTGCCGATTTTATAGAGCTAGCTGTTGAGACACAGAAAGATTATAGAAAATACTCGGTTAAAGTGTTGTCTGTATTTGGCCCTATGCCACCCGATACAATTAAACCAGAGCATATTCGAAAGTATATGGATAAGCGCGGCATCAAAAGCCGAACTCAAGCAAACAGAGAGAAGGCGTTTATCTCCCGCGTATTTCGTTGGGGTTATGAGCGCGGCATGGTGAAAATGAATCCCTGCAAGGGTGTAAAGCAATTCAAGGAAATTAGTCGTACTCGCTATATCACGAATAAAGAGTATGACGCGCTCTATAGTGTCTCACCACCAGTGGTTCAGGTCGCAATGGAGTTGGCTTACTTATGCTGTGCTCGACAAGGTGATATTTTAGACCTGAAGAAAGGCCAACTGATTGACCAGGGGATATTAATACAACAAAGCAAGACAAGTGTCGCTCAGATTAAAGCTTGGGGACCACGGCTAACGGCCGCCATAAACCAAGCCAACCAACTACCACTAAATAAAGGGATGAGCAGCATCTTTGTGATCCATCAGCAATCAGGGGCTAGATATACGAGGGATGGTTTTAATAGTCGGTGGTTGAAAGCCAAGGCCGAAGCCAAAGCCAAATACCCAGAATTAGAGTTTGACTTCACCTTTCACGATTTGAAAGCTAAAGGTATTTCTGATTTGAGCGGATCTCTTTATGACAAACAAGCAATTTCAGGCCACAAAAACGCAGCTCAGACCGCACGATATGATAGGAAAATAGCAATAGTTCCAGCGGTAGGTGATCAATAA